CAATCCTCCGATGTATTTAATTGGACCTTCCAAAGCTAAAATTATATTTCCTAATTCTTGAAGGCTTGTGGTCAGCTCTGGGATAACTGTTTCAGTCAGCGCAACTTGAACATCTTCAGTTGCTTTTTGAAAATCTTTAATTTTTTGCGCCGGACCATCAAGCGCTTCGGCAAGTTGGTCGGCACCTTCTTTTTCGATTCTTTGGAGAGCGCGAATAACAATATCGGCAGTAATTTTGCCATCAGCAGCATATTTTCTAAGCGCACCTTGAGCGACCCCTGTTTCCTTGCTAATCGCTGTCAGGATTCCAGGAACCTGCTCAGAAATCGAGTTGAATTCATCACCACGCAGGGCACCGCTTCCTAACGCCTGTGCAAGCTGAGTGAATGCGTTGCTGGCTTCAACAGCACTTGCACCACTGATTCGCGCTGCCGTATTAAAACCTGCATAGACGGATTCAATCGTTGACAGCTCAATGCCAACTGGCCGCAATCGAGCGTAAGTATTGGCCAAAGCTTGATTGGCTTCGGTCTGACTGACACCAAACTTTTCTGCAGCACGAGATGCAGCAGTTGCTAGTTGAGCAGCTTCGCCGTACCCGCGAGCAAGAAATTGGATTCTGCGCTCTGATTCAATACGACCGATTCCGGCCTGCAATGCAGCCTGCGCGGTGCGAAGCGTTCCATAAGCGAGCGCCAGCTTACCAACAGCGCTAGCTACACCCGTTAGACGATTGCCAGATTGCGCGGCTTGCTCTTGAGTTTGATTTGCCTCCTTAAGGACGCGCTCGTAATCAGCTATCTGACGCGCCGCTTTTTGATAAATCGCCCCTCCAAGTTGAACCTTGCTTTGAACATCTCTAAGTGCGCTGATTTGCGCTTTGATTGCTTGCTCAGTATTTCTGACTTTGGCGGCAAATACGCCCTGAATTGTTGATGCCTTGGCAAAGCCGCCCTGCTGAGCTTCAACAATAGCTTTTACAGCCTTGGCGCGATCCCCCAGTTTCTTGAAACCATCTGCCGCGCCTACAGATGTTTGGCGAATAGCTTTAAGCCGTTCCGTTACGCCACGAGCGTCAAGATTGACGGCAACATTGGCGACGACAGCCACAGCTCAACCCTTCCTGATACAAGCAGTCTACCGACGCCGCTTTAACTGACGTTCTTGCTCTTCATTCAATAGGTCAAAATATCCGCTCCACAACAGCAGCTCCTCAAGGGTCACCTCTGCGCTAAGCCGAGCCAACGTATAGCCCAACTCCTTGGCAACCCCGAGCTGCAGCAACAGCAGGTTGTCTTTCTTGAGTTCAGCCTTTAGCGCTTTTCATGTCAATCGTTTCCTCTTCCTCGGGGTTGGTCACGATCGCCAGCATCAAAGATTGCAAATCAGCGTCGAGCACGTCGTTCTTCAGCTCAGCAATCTCACCAGCCTGAAACAAGCGCTTGCCAGTGTCGTCCACGGCCTTGGTGACCAAGAGGTTCAACGCAAAACCATTGGTGTCATCACCACCAGGCATCTTTTGAGCGCGCTCACGCTCTGCCATGGTCAACGGCGCTGAGTAAAACTCAAACTCCGAGCCATCAGTCAACGTCACCACACGCTTGATGGGCGTCAGGTTTGCAGCCTTTTTCAGACGGGCAAGAGCTGACGAAGCAGGCGCAGGCATAAAAATGGGGTCTTTGTTATCACTTTAGACATAAAAAAGCCCCCGGTGCAACCCAGGGGCAAACATTCCGGCAGAAGATTGTCAGGCGGAGGTGCTGAAATCGAAGGTAGGAACACCAGCCGGGCGGAAGGTGATCTCAACTTGCTGAGCGTCGTCAGGGTTGATGTTCATGCTGGCAGTCAGCAGAACGGCATCCATTGCAATCGAACGGCTCAGTGCTTCGCTGCTCTGCTTGTCGGTGTAGAGCTTGAAGGCGCAACCAACTTGCTGACGCTGCAGCACGTCTTCCACCATGCGGTTGGACAGGGCGGAATCTTCGTTGGTCACATACACCGTTGCGGTGCCATTGCCATCAGCGAAACCAGGGATGTAGGCACGGAAGGGTGCATACTGACCGGCGGTTTGACCGATGGTGGTCACGTCGATTTCAGAACGGCTGATCTCAAAGGACCAGGACTGAACCTGACCGACAGCGGCGTAAGCGGCGTAGGCAACTTGGAACTCGTTGGGAGCAGCTGCGGTGCCGTCGTCGGTGATGTCAACAGCAGAACCACCTGCGGTTGCGGACACCTGCAGCTCACCAGTTGATGCGGTGTAGCTAATGACGTAGTAGGTAGTTGCCAGCGACAGACCGGCAGGAAGGGTGCCGGAACCAGCGCCGCCGGTTTGGCTGTTGACGACGCTGAACTCAACTGGATCACCAACTTTCAGGTTGAGATAAGTCTCGGTTGTGATCGTGTCTGTGCCGATGTTGACACCAGATTCACCGAAAGTACCGGTGGTGCCAGCGGGCTTGTAGTAAAGGGCGCCGGACGTACCGGACAAAACAGTGACAGCCATTGTTATGAACGGTAGGTGGCTGAAGAAATTCTAGCTTTGCTCGTAAGCCTCAAAAGTGATGGCTACTTGAGTCTGGAAGAATCCTTCTGGCGCAGCGGGTTCGATGGTGCGCGGACCATTTGCAGCGTCAAATTTTATATTTTCTAGCTGTAAACGTGAAAACAGGTCAATGCACCGTTGAGCAATGGTTAGTCCTGCGCCGGGGCCTTCACCACGAGGGCTGAAGATATTGAATACCAAAGTGCCATTGCGACGATCGAAACCATCACCAGTGCCGCGGCTTGATGTGGTCTGAATGGTCATGTAGGCCGAGTCGCCCCAAGTGATGCTGCTATGAATCCAGCTGGCATTATTCGGCGGCGTGAACGGGACGTTCTGATATGCAACCTGAAGCACCGGAGCCGATGCAAATTCAGTTGCAATGCGGCTTTCAATATGCGAACGGAGAGTATTGAGGCTCATTGTTGGCGTCCGATGCGGTCGGCTTCAGCGTTTACATAAGTCTGAAGGTCTTTGGCAATCGAATCAACCCAGCCTTCAGGAACGCCAGTGCGACGGCTTCCATTGATAGCCAGAGGTTCGGCGTAAATCAGATTGTTGTGCAGGCTGTACACATTGCCAGCCTTCTCTTGCCCGAGCTGATAGTTGACAGCATTTGGCGGGGGCGGCGTTGGGTAACTGCCTTCTGGTACGCCCTTAAATGGCGCAGCATTTTGACCAATCGCCCAGCTCGCACGGAAGCGGCCAGTAAGAACGGGGCTGTTGTTTTTCAGTACCTCGTCAGCCTTAAGAACCGCAGCTTTTAGCAGATCATTGAATTGCTTTTCGGCGTAATCGCCAATATCACCAATCTTGATCTGCCTAGCCATATCACTCTCTCAGATACATCTCAAACACGATAGCCGTGTTGTCCTGCTCAATTCGATTGACCTGGATGCACTGAAAGACACGGCCAGATACTGACACTTGGTCAGACACCGCAGGCTCAAAACTTAGGTCAGCCGCTGCAATGGTCAGCTTCTTATCGCTGCCCTTGACCAGATCGTTGACCTCACGCTGTTGTACCTCTTCCAGTACACCTTTGATTGTGGTGTCGCTGGTGGTTGGCGTCGCTGTACCTGTTGTGGGGTTGTAAGCGCCAGTAGTGACGCGGCGAATTGTGATCGAACCGCCAAACTTTGTGATCAGCTTGCGAGCCGTTTTCTGCAGTGAGGTCGAAAGCGCCATCAGATCTTGTAGGCGATACAGGCTCCGTTTTGCAGTCTGATGCTGGTGAAATAACCAGTCAAGTGAGCGCCCTGATCGACTGATGCACCGGCAAAACTGCTGTCGGTGATGTTGGTGGACACAATCGCGGTGATCGTGCTGTTTTCGTAGAAGTCAATGTGGCTGAACTTACCAGTGTGGGCAACCGTGTCAGTGATAACCTCAGCGCCAAGGGCGTAATTGACTTCAGATGCTCCGCCGTGTGACTTAGCCATGATCAGATGTTGTAAGCGATGACAGCGCCACCCGAGTTCAAGGTGAAGCTGGTGAACACGCCCTGAAGTTCAAAGCCAGCGGGCAAGCCTTCCCCAACCAAGCTGTTGCCGGTGTAATTTTCAACGCCCAAAGCGCTGAACGATGTGTTGCTTTTGACGATGACGATGCGATTCCAGCGGCCAGTCTGAGCGGCAGTGGTGTTCACAAAATCCCCACCAAGGCTATAAGCGGGGTCGATGCCGTTATGCCTGCCCATTGATCAGCTCCGCTTGATGGCAAAGTTTCCTGGTCCGCTAATTCTAAGTCCAGTCATATAGCGCTCATAGATCGGCGGGACACGATCAGCACCCGTGGCCATGCTGTTGGCACCTGCAGTGGTGACGCTCAAGCTGCCGATGCTGACAGATTGATAATCCTCAAGGCCGCTGAGGCCCATGCCGTCTTTGTTGTTGTTGAGGTAGACGGCCAACACGACCTGAGCCTGTTTGATCTGATCAGGAATCTCAGTGTCGGTGTAATAGTCAGTGGTGATCTTGAACGGGAACCCGATTGCGTAGGTGTTGATGTAGGTGTCGGGCTTGCGAACACCAGTGCGGGGCCACTGCAAAGCTTGGGTGTCAGTAACCCTTGCGCCTAGAAAGCGCTCACGATCAATGCGCTGCGTAGCGGTGTAAAGCGCACGGTTTTTCTGGTCAGTAGTAGCCGACGCCCATGCGGTCACGTCGTCGTTTTCGACCATGCCATCAATCAACGCCTGAGCGTCAGCCAGGGTGAGATAGCTATTTGCGCTGGCACCGCCAACAGTGGCGTCAATCGTGATTGCCATCAGCAGGCTCCGCCTTGGGCTTTACCGTACGACGCTTTTTAGGCGCCGTTTGTTCCGGTGTTGATTCAAGTTTAGGGGTGGGCTCTGCATTAGAAAAAGAGGCCCCAGCCGAAGCCGAGACCTCCCGTTCACGCAGTCGCCGGAAGGCGAACATGCCCATCAGGAGCTAGCGCCCTTCAGAGCAACGAAGTTAAGCACGATTGCTTCGCCCAGGGAGCCGCCGGACACGTTGCCCACAGTGATCTTGAAGGATCCTGCAGCCAGAGTGTTGGCCTGCACCACATAAGCGCCAGCAGTACCGGCAGAACCGTGGTTTACGACAACGACATCAGTGGCAGCGACTTCGCTGTTGGTCACGGTGAAGGTGACTTCGGCGCCGTCAGCCAGAGCGGCGTTGTGCATGGTGATTTGACCCGAAGCAGCGTTCAGGGTCACGCCAGTGGACTTGCTGGTGCCTTGGGTGACGGTGCCACCTTTAGCGGGTCCAACAAGTTTGCCAGCGGTTGCTTCAAAAATGGATGCCATGGTTAGTTACTCTCCTCAGTCATAATTGGAAGTAACAGAAGCGCGTACGATTCCGATGTTCTTGGTTTCGTACACTTTCGACCAGTTAGTAACCGTGGCCAGCTGAGCGCGGGTCGGGTTAGCAGTGGTCACAGCCCACTTAGCACCAACCGGGTGGTAGATGTAGTGCATATCAACCGACATGGCATCGCTCTTGGCGAGGATGTCACGATCAGTTTCAGTACGCAGAGCAGCTTGCTCACCAGAGGCAACAGCGCCATCGGTGAAGAAGTAACAAGCGTAATTACCACCGCTGTTGGTCACATCGTCAGAGACGATCACGCGCATACCCATGTAGGTAGGAACGCGAACATCACCGAAGGAAGCAGCAACGCTACCGGCGAAGGCGTCGGGCTGTGCGCTATCAGGGGTCAGGCCACCAGCGATTTCGCTAGACAGCACATAGTCGATAGC